GTCCGGAAGTGTGGTTGACCCTTCAAACCTAAAAGCTTTGAAGTTATTATTTAAAAATGTAGGATGACGAATAGTCTTCCTTACTAGATTAAATAATAAAGGTCTCAACAAGATACGTAGTCTTCACAATTTTGGTATCATGATTTTTAAAATTAACAAAAATCATGGTCCTTTATTTGTGATCAAATACTTAAAAGCTGCACAACTTGCTATCCAAAAAAAGATATCAGGTTCTCCTTTCTCTTCATTAAGAGATATCGAGCCTGACCTTCCCTTACCACGACTATCAAAAAGCGGTCTTCCTGAGTTTATTAAACTTGAGGATAGAGCAGCTATTGTTAGAGGTTCACTGACAGTAATTCGTTATTGATTATCAATAACTAGCTGCTATCGTGTACTTAAAGGTCCTGTTAAATCGAAATTGAATACGATTACAGATCCTTTCGTGGGTGATGAAAATTCTATTGGCGATTTCAATAAATTCATAAGTAATTACTTACTTAAGTTAATTGCAAATTTCCATTTATATGGTTTTCATCCGTCTAGATTAAGAGTTGAACACTTAAGATTTATTCTTAAAAGTTCACCTTCCTCTAAACTCAGTTGGGCTGGGATTCTTCGTGATTATAACAGTCTTTCCATACACTTTACAAGTGTATGAGAAGCTATTAATGATTACGTGAATCTTACTCATTCTGGATTTATGAAGAGAGTCTTTCGACTCTGCTCATATATCAAAGCTAAGGAACTGGAGGTCGTGCATCGAGTTCAAGAAGGACAAAGTCTCAAAGAACAAACGGAAATAGGGGATCAAATTAGTTGTATTGGTCAGCTTTCTTTTAAAGAAGAAGCTGCCGGTAAACTAAGGGTATTTGCAATGGTTGACGTAATTACTCAATCACTGCTATATCCCTTACATAAATCATTATTTGATTTATTTAAGAAATTCCCGAATGACGGTACTCATGATCAATCTAAAGCTTTTACAAGAGCTTTAGAAAAATCAGTTACGTACAATTGTTCTTATGGTTTTGACCTTTCTTCAGCAACTGATAGATTACCTATCACTATACAATCTCATATCCTTAATACACTGACTAAGTCAGTATTAGGTGATTTATGAAGTAAGATATTAGTAAATAGACCTTATAAAGTCTTATCTAATACTTATGGTATAGATCCACGTGATTATCATTATGCTGTAGGGCAGCCTATGGGAGCTCTGTCTTCCTGGGCCATGCTAAATTTTACTCACCATTTAATGGTTCAATATTGTTATTGACGTGTTAATGGTAGAAAATTTAAAGGTTGGTGTACACTGTACGAAGTTTTAGGAGACGATATCGTTATTTTTGATAAAGATATCGCAGCTTTTTACTTACGATTGTGTAATGCCTTAGGTGTTTCAATAAATATTAATAAAAGTATTGTATCACCTAATAAACCAGTAGTAGAGTTTGCAAAGCGAACTGGACTAAATGGGTTTGATGTATCTGCCTTATCATTCAAAGAATTTTTATCCAATAATGGATTCTTTGGAAGATTGCAGATGACAACTAAGTTAATAGAACGAAAATGAGGAAAGTCTTTATTATCAATTTTTAAAATTGGTAATATGATTTCTTCTAATAAGTTCGACTTAGCATACCCAGTAGTGGCATATCTGACTCAAGCTGTCGTTAAGGGTAAATACCCATTAACTAAACTCCTAACATTCCTATATGATTATAAAAAATCATGAGTGTTTTGAGGAAAAACGAATGAGTCTTTGGACCTTGTTTCACTTAAACAAGAATTATATAACTTATTATATCCAGATAAAGCTAAGGAAGTTAATCCTAAGCTTGAGAATTTCTGACTTGCTAATCGTAAGATTGACAATATGAAATTATCATTATTTGAAAAAATAAAAGTTATTTATAATCGTGTCAATAATGAAGCTTGAATAGAAGAGAAGCTTAATAGTTACCTTAATCTAGTTGATTTAGGTACTATTATAACATATCCTGACGGAACAAAATTAGACCGTTCAGGAGATGAAAATCTTCTTAAAGCACAAGTTGCCTTTAAGCAAATGCTCTGAGAGTCGATTAATGTTAAACTTAATTTCCGAAGAGAAGTCTTCGGTTGATTAGGTCATAATTATCAATCACTTTCATTGGAAAGTTTGCTTGATATGCAGCGCGAGTACGAATCTATAATGAGTGAGTTTATACTCACAAAACCTAAAGATTCCGAAAGCAAGTTAGTAGAAAATCCACTTAAAATTTTAGAGTTTATTAAACTTTCAAATTCTAAGGTTATCCTACAGAGAAAACAACCGTTATCAACGGCTCCTTCTTCTATAGGTTGACTAGGGTTAGATAACTTATCAAAATTGAGAGGTTAACACACTTACGTGTCCTAGACTAGATTTTCCTTTGGGCGGGCGTTGTGGTATTTTGAGTGATGTAGCTTGCGGATATACACAGTTAAACTGGTAAACCGAAAGGTAACACCAGCTAAGGTATACAGAAACCAGGCCAAGTCTTGTCAGATCCAAACTCCTGCATAATTTAAAATTATAGCACAAGTGGTCTTCGAAGTGTACGCATAATATTAGTAACAATTATGTT